GAATTCATTACAGACAAGTCTTTACAAGAAGCAGAGTATCAAGGTCGTAAAGTAAAACTAAATAAAATTATGCAAGGTGATGCTAAAAAGTTCAAAGTATATGTTAAAAATCCAAAAGGTAATGTTGTTAAAGTAAACTTTGGTCAAGGTGGAGACGCTAAAGGCGGAACAATGAGAATTAGAAAATCAAACCCTAAAGCAAGGAAAAATTTTAGAGCAAGACACAATTGCGATAATCCAGGACCAAAACACAAAGCAAGATATTGGGCTTGTAGAACTTGGTAGGAGAGTTATGAAATCAAAACTAACAGAATGGTTAGTTAAACCTTATCTAAATGAATCACCAGACTTAGATATTAAAGTCGGTGATGATATTTTAATGGGTAGGTTTAAAAACAAACGAGTAAAAGTTAAGTCAATCACTTACAACGAGAAAGGTGATTTATTAATTAATGGTCGTCCTGCATTAAAATTTAGAAAAGTCAAAAACGACAAAAAGTTATTACCGAGTAAAACCACAAAAAAACCATCAGCAGAACCAGATTCAGATAGAAAAGGTGTTGATGATGAATATCCATTTCACAAAACAGAAGCAAAAAGAATTCCAAGAAAAAAAGGACAACATAGAGGTTCAAAATCACATTCAGATTTATACACAGACGAAAATCCAAAAGGAACAATACACGGATTAAAGTTCGCTACCGTAGATGACGCAAAAAAATCCGTTAGTAAAATAAAAGGTAGTGGTAAATCTCACGCTCATAAAATCCAAGCCGCAGTCGCTATGGAACAACGAGCAAGAGAAATGGGTAAAACAGCTCAAGCAGCAGTCTATCGTGCTTATATTAACCAAATGAAAAAGAAAACCAAAAAGAAGAACGAATCGTTCTTTGGATTAGGAGCAGGAGATGTTCCTTCACCAAGTCGTAAAGCAGTAAAGAAAAACAAAACCGATAAATTATCAGGATATAAAAAGATTAATGAACAAAAAGAAGTTAAAAAAGTAGTAGTGATTTATCCAGGTCGTTTCCAACCATTTGGCCCACATCACAAAAAAGTATTTGACGCATTGTCAAGTAAGTTTGATGACGCATTTATAACTACATCTAATATACAACAAATGCCAAGACACCCACTAAACTTTAATGAAAAAGTAAAACATATGGTAAAAATGGGTGTTCCTAAAAATAAAATTATTCAAGAAAGAGTTCCGTATGTAGCAGACAACGCTTTAAGAAAATTCGGTAAAGACACGGCAGTAGTTTATGCGGTTGGTAGAAAAGATAGAGGTCGTTTCAATATGGGTAAAAAGAAAACAGGTGGATTAACTTATTACCAAGACTTTAAAAAGAATATTAAAAATTTAAAAAATTATGAAGAACACGGATACATTTACGAAGCTCCGCATGTAAAAGTTAGTGGTATATCAAGTGGAACAGAAATTCGTAATCTATTAGGTAGTCCAAAGTTTGATGAAAAGAAAAGACAACAAATATTTAAAAAAACATTTGGATACTTTGATAAGTCTACATATGAAATGATGACATCAAGATTTGGAAAGTTGTTTGAATTTTATCAACAACCAAATGTAAAAAAGTTAATGAAAGAAGTTAGTGGTTTTGGAAGTCACTTTAATGCGAGTGATATGTCAGACGAGGGTATGTATGATTTCTTTGGCTCATTAGATGATTATTATAGAGTATCACCAGAACACGCAACACATATTGGTTATGAATTAATTGACTTTCCAATAAGAGATTCAGCAGATATGGCATTTACCATTATGGCAGATGAATATGAAAAAGACCGTACCAAAACCGTAACACCAGGTAGAACTATTAACCAAAACAGAAAGAATACTGAATCAGTAGATAATCCATTTCCACGATATAAAGAAAGAATGACAAAAACATTAGCTGGACTTGGATTCGAAATTGTCAAATACTTTGGAGAAGAATCATTTACCAAAATGAAAGAGTCACCAATATTAGCTAAATCGGATGTTACAAAGGGTGTTAAACATATACAAAAAAAACTTACAGAATCCATAGTAAAAGACTTATTACAAGAGGGTGGAGCGTTTGGACACTTAAATCACCCGTTTGATGATAAAAGTTTGACGTTTTCGGATTTGAAGAACATAATTATATATGGACTCGAAGGAAAACTTAATCGTGAAGATAAGGTTTCTGAAAAACTTGACGGACAAAACCTAATGATAAGTTGGGTAAATGGACGATTAAAAGCAGCCCGAAACAAAGGTCATCTAAAAGATAGTGGTAAAAATTCTTTGGATGCCAAAGGAGTAGCGTCTAAATTTGCAGGTAGAGGAGCTATCAAAGAAGCATTTACAGGCGCTATGTTAGATTTAGAAAAAGCAATTGGTTCTTTATCAGACGCACAAAAGAAAAAAGTATTTGGTAATGGAACTAAATGGATGAATTTAGAGGTTATATATCCACAAACAGCAAACATTATTGACTATGATGTCGCAGAAATTATATTTCACGGAACAACAGAATACAATAAATCAGGTAGTCCTATTGGATATTCCAAAGAAGGTGCTCGTATGTTAGAAGGTATGATTAGACAAGTAAATCAAAATATACAAAAACGATTTAAAATCGGTAAACCAAACTTTTTAAACTTACAAAAGGTTCAAAACTTTGGTAAATTAAAAAGTAAATTCTTAGGCCAATTAAATAAATTACAAGGTAGATATGGTTTGTCAGACGGACAAGGACTAACTCAATATCATTATGAGTGGTGGTCTGAATACATACTAAGAAATGTAAAAAGTTTAAGAGCAGGTATACGACCAAAAGAATTACAAAGATTAATTTATAGGTGGGCATATTTTAACAAAGATTATAGTCTTAGACAAATAAAAAAAGATTTTGCAGATAGACCAAAATTATTAGAGTGGATTTTAAAAACAGATAAAGAAGACCACAAAAAAGTTTTCAAACAAACAATTAAACCATTTGAAATATTATTCTTCCAAGTAGGAGCAGAAATATTAAAAAATGTATCAGGATTTTTAGCGGTGTCGCCTGACAAAGCAGTCCAAAAAATTAGACAAGATGTAATAAATGCGATGAAAGATTTACAAAAACCTGATAATGTAGAAAAATTATATAAATTAAAATTACAAATAGAAAAATTAGAAGCTATCGGTGGATTAAATGCGATTGTACCGTCCGAAGGACTTGTATTTAAATATAAAGGTAATATATACAAGTTCACAGGAGCATTCGCACCAATCAATCAGATATTAGGTAGTTTAAAATTTTAAGGAGTTATATGGCAAATTATAGTAAAGAAGCAGAAAGACAGAATAAAGCATTAAAAGATTTAATGACAAAAGGAACTACTGAAAAAGATTATGTTCAAGTAGGATACGATGGTAAACAAGAAAACCTTGGTGGTAAAACAAGAGAATCAGAATTAAGTAAAACAATGCAATCAATTAGAATGCCTTGGTTTTGTCCTAAGTGTAAAAAAGCAATGAAGAAAAAACTTGATGATAAGTTTTGGAGATTAATGAATCATTGTTTTGATTGTCAAGTTGAAATGGAAAACAGACTTAGAATTGAAGGAACATTTGAGGAATATGCAAAAACCAAGATGTTGGAAAATCAAAAAGCATACTTAAAAGACTTAGAACAAAGTATTGACGACTTTGAAAAAACAGGTGGTAAAAAAACTTACTTTAATAATGTTGGTGTAAATACACCACAACTTGAAGAAGACAAATGGGAAATGGCAGAACAAGAATTTGAAAAAACCATTTCAGAAGCAAGAGATTTCATACGAGAAAAAAGAGAACTCGTTGAAGAAGCAGAAAATGAACTACAAGGAGCACAATAATGAATATCATACAAGCGATATTAAACCTATTCTTTGGTGGAAATAAGAAAAAAGAGGTCAAAGAATTAGATAAACAAATCAAAGTAAAAGACCAAGAAGTAAAAGAACTTGAAAAAGAAGTTGAAGTTCTTGAGTCAAAGAAAAAAGTAAATAAAAAAGAAGTGGCTAAACTAAAAAGAAAAGTCACTACTACTAAAAAACAAATTGCACAAGCATCAGAAGCAGTAAAAGAAGATAATGCTGATGACGCAGTAAAATTTTTGAAGAAATTCAGTAAGTAGTATATATTTATATATATGAGATATTTTATTTACATATTATTAATGGGAGCATTATTCTCTCAAGAAGTGGTTGACGAACCTAAAACCTATACTTTTACAGAAGAAGAAGTATTAGGATTTACTAATGAAATCAAAGAACTACAATTAAAAGATAGTTTAAATGTTTCGTTGGTAATGGATTTAGAAGAACAAATCAAACTTTATGAGGAAAATTCATACATAGACTCTATGTTGATTGCGAATAAAACTACCCAAATTGGTTTACTAAAAGACACCAACAAACTACTTGAACAAAAAGTAAAACTTGTTAGACCTAAATGGTATGAAAACAAATGGTTATACTTTACATTTGGAGTAGCGTTGACTGCTACATCAGTTAAGTTAGCAGGTCAAATAGTAGACTAATGGCAGAACAAATTAAAGAAGTAATCAAACAAGAATATATAAAATGTGCACAAGACCCGGCATATTTTATGAAAAAGTATTGTATGATACAACACCCGATACGGGGGAAAATACCTTTTGATTTGTATGACTTTCAAGAAAAGTCGGTTCGTGAATTTAAAGACCACCGATTTAATATTATTTTGAAGTCAAGACAATTAGGTATTTCCACATTGACAGCAGGTTATTCGTTGTGGATGATGACATTCTTCCAAGATAAAAACATTTTGGTTATCGCTACAAAACAAGAGGTAGCAAAAAACTTGGTTACGAAAGTTCGTGTTATGCACGCAAACTTACCAAGTTGGTTAAGACAACCTTGTGTTGAGGACAACAAATTAAATCTGAGATATCGTAATGGTTCACAGATTAAGGCAGTATCATCAGGTCCAGAAGCAGCTCGTTCTGAGGCACTATCATTATTGATATTAGACGAGGCAGCGTTCATTGATAAGATTGATGAGATTTGGACAGCTTCACAACAAACACTTACAACGGGTGGTAGTTGTATCGCTCTTTCTACACCTAATGGTGTGGGTAATTGGTTTCATAGAACTTGGATAGAAGCAGAAGAAGCAAGAGGTATGTTTAATCCAATTAAATTACATTGGTCAGTTCATCCAGATAGAAACGAAGATTGGAGAAAAGAACAAGATACTTTACTTGGCCCGAGTTCAGCAGCTCAAGAATGTGATTGTGACTTCTTAACATCTGGTACCGGTGTAATTGACCCAATTATTTTAGAAAAGTTAAGAAAGAACAATTGTATTGAGCCAGTAGAGAAAAGAGGTATTGATGCGAATATGTGGGTTTGGGAACAACCAAACTACAATAAAGATTATATTGTATGTGCCGATGTTGGTAGAGGAGATAGTGCAGACTATTCTGCTTTTCACGTGATTGAGTTAGAGTCAATGACACAAGTGGCAGAATATAAAGGTCGTATCAATACAAAAGATTTTGGTAATATGTTGGTTAGTGTAGCAACAGAATATAATGACGCTTTACTAATTGT